ATATTTAGTGTTTGTTAATTTTAACATATTAAACCAGCTAGGCAGTCCTGCTATCAATAGCAATACTTTTGCTAACAGACCAGCGGCAGGGCAGACAGGACGCCTGTTTGTCAGCACAGATACTTTTGAGCTGTATAGAGATAACGGCACGACTTACGACCTTATCGGCGGCCCAGGATCTAGTACGATAACAGGCAGCGGAACAGCAACACAGGTGGCATTTTTTAGCAGTGCGTCAGCACTAACAAGCAGTGCTAACCTATTTTTTGACAATACTAATAACAGGCTGGGCGTTGGTACAGCAGCACCGACACATACAATAGAAGCAAATGGCGATATACTTGCAGAAGCAATATACTTAGATGGTGCAACAGCTGGAAACGGTGCTTTATACTGGACTAGCGACCGCGTTACAGTAGCAAACTACAACGTTGGAGGAATAGTACACATTGAAACAAATGGCGGCCCAGCTGCTGCTATTTTTGGCTCAGATTTTACAGCAACATTTACAAGCGGTATAGGTACAAGAGGCTATACAGGCAGTACAAGTTATGGCGGTATATTCAACGGATCAATAGGCGTAAACACAGCTACGCCGACAGTAGCGCTTGACGTGGTTGGCAAAAGCCTGTTTACACAGACAGAAACATACAGCACAGGGGTAGTGCGCACTAACTTTTTAGACGCTAATATAACAGTAGCGGCAGGCGGTAGCTTTTCTAGTCCTAACGCAATTACAGCATTAGGGGCAACGCTAGACCTTACTTTACAAGGTAGCGCTACAATACCGAGCGGCGCAAGGAGTGGACTAGACGCTTACAACATTGTTAGCTTTACAGGAACTGGCACGCTTACACACAACCAAGGTGGTCAGATACGCGCCTATTCTAACCTGACAACAGGCTGGTCTTTTGCAGGCAGCGCAACAGGAACTATTACGCACCTAGCAGGCCTTCGCGTGCTTTTTCCAGATAATATCAATGCTGCTATAAACGTAACTAATAACTACGCGCTACTAATAAACGATCAGACAGCAAATACAGGTACAGTTACTTATACTAATCGCTGGGGAGTGTACCAGGAAGGGGCAAACGATTTAAACTACTTTGCATCTAATGTATTAATCGGAACTACTGTAAATGCTGGTAATAAGTTAGAAGTAGTAGGAACGGCTAGAATAAATTTTGCAAGTACGCCTGACGGCTATAGAAATTTAGCGATAACTTACCCAAGTACATTTGCTACTAGGCTTACAATTGGAGCAAGTAATTTTTATATTGAAAATGACGGAAACCCTGAAACTTTTACTTTCGTAAATACAACAGGTAGCGGAATTTTTGACTGGAAAAACGGAGTGAGCGCAACACAAAGAATGAGGCTAGATGGTAGCGGAAATTTAGGGATAAATACAAGTCCTAGTTTTAAACTTGACGTTTATCGTGGCAGTAGTGGAGTAGTTTTAAATTTACAAGGTGTTGATGCTTACGATGCCGAAACTGGGATTACTTTAGCAACTGCAAGAGCAAAAATTTCTGGTTTTTTAAATACTACCGGTGGAACACCAGGTTCAAGTTTACGTTTTTATACTATGCCTGATGGTGGTAGTGTTACTGAACGTTTACGGATTACTAGCGCTGGTGCATTAATTTTTCAAGGCGCAAACACAACAGCAAATTTAGGCGCCGCATTTGAAAATTCCAGTTCTTTATTTGCAATTTATGCAACTGAAGGTGCTGGACTTACAAAAGATATTTTGATACAAAGTGGCGGAAGTGGTAGCGCGCCAAATATGACCTTTAAGGCAAATGGTAATCTACTTATCGGCACAACGACAGACACTGGCAACAAATTAGATGTAAACGGTACTACTCTTTTTAGAGGTCAATCAACAATTTATACTTCAATAAATGGCGGAAATGGCGAATTTTTGAGGTTTGAAAATACTTTTGGCGGCGCAAATGATTGGTCAATAGTTTGCCCTAGTCTTAATGATCTAGCAATAAGAAACATAAGCAATAATTACACTGCAATTTATATCGCAAATGAGGCTACTGCCGCTGACATTGGTATTAATGGATATGATAGAGCAGGCGGCGAAGGAGTGATTTTTATAGCAAATAGATTGCAAGCACCAAATACAAACCCAACTGGCGGCGGTGTATTATATGTAGAATCTGGCGCATTAAAGTATAGAGGATCAAGCGGAACAGTAACAACAATAGCAAACGCATAAAATACAACAAATGGGATATTCAATTCAACCAGTCCAAATTTGGACTAACGGCGAGGCAGAAAGCGGCAATTTTATTGACGCTAGTATTGTAAACGACAACCTTAGCGATTACGCGCAGTTTTACTGGCAAATCAGTAGCGTAACAGGTAGCGGCGAAGATCAGACTAAACAAAGCCTAGCGCAAGGCAATACGTCAATTAGCGGTGCTGACTATACAGCGTGGGGCGCAAGTGGCGATATCAATAAGGCGGCGTATGAGTATATTTGCACGCAGTTAAACTTAACACTAATACCCTAAAAATATGGACAAACTACAACAACTAAAAGCGGCGGCTTACGATATTTTGGCGAATATTGAGTGGCTACAAGCGAAGCTGCGAGAAACCAACCAGCAAATAGCTGAAGAAACAAAAAAACAGCAAGACAGTGGATCTACAAATAGTAACAATAGCAATTAGCAGCCTTTGCGGCTTTGTAGCGTCCTACGCTGCGTTAAACCAGCGCGTAAAATATTTAGAGGACAAAATCAGCAAGCAGGACGATCACGCAGAACGCCTTACCAGGCTAGAAACAAAGCTGGATATATTACTTGAGCATTTAATAAAAGACTAATGAAAAGCCAGGCTGTACGCATAGCAGACGTTATATTCATCGGGCCTTTTATGATCTACGCAAGCAGTAAATTAAAGGGGCAGGATAGAACTATTATGCTAGGCCTGGGAATTGCAACAATTATTTACAACGCAATAAATTATTTAAAATATGAAAAAGCTAATTAAAAACTGGAAAACTACCTTTTTTGGCTTTGCAACAATCGTCGGCGGCGTGGCAGCTATACTAAAAGGCGATTTAGTTACAGGAATCACAACTATTGGCGCAGGACTAGGACTTACCGCCGCTAAAGATTTTGACAAAACAGGTATTTAATGAAAGGCGTAAGGACGTACATAGTGGCATTAGCTGTCCTTGCGCTAATACTAACAGCAACAAAAGTGAGTGCAGCAGCGTTAATACAAAAATTTGAGGGGTTTAGAGATAAAGCCTACCTAGATAGTGCAAATGTGTATACTATTGGATATGGCAGCACGCGTAACCCCATTACAGGTGAAAAGGTTAAAAAAGGCGATACAATAACTAGGGCAAAGGCGCTAAATTGGCTAAAAATACAGACAGCTGCATTTGCAAAAGATATTGACACGCTAGTAAAAGTACCTATTAATGACAATGAACGCACTGCGCTTTTATCATTTGTGTATAATATAGGCACTACTAGGTTTAAATCTAGTACGCTACTACGCAAGCTTAATGCTAATGCGCCACGCGCAGAGGTAGCAAAAGAGTTTATGCGCTGGGTATATGCAGGGGGTAAGGTAGTTAAGGGTTTACAAAACCGCCGCGCGACTGAACAAGCGCTGTTTTTATCATAAACTATTGATTTTATTGGTTTTATTAAGGTCGCTGAATTACAGCGGCTTTTTTTTGCGTTATTTTTTTTGGTTGTATGCAAAAAGTTACTATAAATTCGTATTGACAAACGATTTATTTTACTTAAAACTAACCTATGACCAGTAACCACGACTTAGCGGCTTACAAAAAAATGCTGCTAGACAAAACACAAGCATTACAATTTATTGGATCGCAACTATCAAAGTGCAAGCGCATTACTATTGACGTTACTTTTGATTGTGGCAGCCGCGTAAACATTGAGCAGCGCATTATACCATTTAATTTAGAAATGGAACTGCGCACACTAATTGACGACTCAATAGATTACTACCAGCGACAAATTGTTAATATCAATAGCGGCAATTATGAGCAGCTTTGATCGCGCCCTGTCCTGGTCATACACCTGGCTATTTTGTTTTCCCCTTATGCTATCGCTATTAATAGTAGTAGAATTAGTATTTTTTATTTACAACACAATAAAATTCATAAACCTATGCAAAACGTACATTTTAACGCGCCTGCCTTTCCGCCGCAAGTAGCGCAGGATCCCTTAGGCCGCATTATTGCCCCTATCCCTGGTATGAGCAAACTAGAGTATTTTACAGGGCAGTTACTGCCTTTTTATTTACAGCTTGCGACAACTAAAAAGCTGTCAGATAAAGGCGAAGCTATTACAGCTTTAGACGCTGCTATTAAGACAGCAAAAGAACTAATAACAAAACTAAATACAAACGACAATGAAAACAACACCACACACGACATTAAACAACCCTAAATTTTGGCTGTTAGTTATTTTACTTTTTATGCTATGGCTATCTAGTTATTTAAACTTTTAAAACAAAAAATATGGAAAAAATCAAATTAAGTATGGATACTGTACTGCGTTTACAGTATGCTATTGTCGCTGCTTCAGTATATCCTTATTATTTAAGGTTAAACCCAAATGATGATGGGAAGGCTGCAAAATATGCTCATTTTGCTGCTGTAGAGTTAATACACGAAATAAATAAAGACCTTGACGAATACGTTGCGGAGTATCACTCTGAAGATAAGGAATAAGTAAAATTGTGACAAACGATCAGGAAATTTACGACCTGCTAAAAGCAAGGCGCTACGATCCTATGCGCCGACCAGGGCAGGAACAGGTTATTTTTACCTGTAATGCTAAAATAATAGGCTGCGCCAGTAGTTATATTGTTATTGGTGGCATACCTAAAAGCGGCAAAAGTACATACCTGGGCGCTATTGCTGCAAGCGCACTACTGCCCAAATATCAAGCTGTTTTCGGTCTTAAAATTACCTTGCCTGATGATCGGCAGCGGCTTGCCTATTTTGACACAGAACATAGCGCATTTGACTTTTACAGACAAATGGATAAAATAAGAGGCTTTGCAGGAGTTAGCAACCTACCAGCTAACTTTGACGCGTACAACACGCGTGAGGATATGCCTAACCGCATACGAAAGCTAATAGAGGCCTATTTGCAAGCTAATACAGATTGTAGCGTGCTAATCATTGACGGACTGCTAGACCTTTGCCTAAACTACAATGATGAGAGGGAAACAAGGCTACTGACAAACTGGTTTAAGCGAATAACAAAAATACATAATGTCTTAATGATTGGCGTGCTGCACCTGGGCAAAGGACAAGGGGAAACCTTAGGGCATTTAGGTAGCAATACAGACCGCTGGGCGCAGAGTACCTTAATTGTAGAACGCAACAAAGAAAATCAGCAATTTGTCTTAAAGCCTAAATTTTTGCGCAGTAGTGCTGACTTTGATCCTATTGCCATAATGAACTACAACGGACAATGGCAGCAAGTACCGTACATTGAACAGGAAACTTTTAGCATACCTAAAAAAGCAAAAAAATGACGCACGGATCTTTATTTAGTGGGATTGGCGGCTTTGATTTAGCTGCTGAATGGGCAGGCTGGCAAAATGTTTTTCATTGTGAATGGAATCAATTTGGGCAAAAGGTACTTAAATACTACTGGCCTAATGCAGAAAGTTTTACTGATATAACAAAAACAAATTTTACAAAATATGAAAACAAAATTGACGTACTCACAGGCGGCTTTCCTTGTCAGCCCTACTCTATGGCAGGAAAAAGAAAAGGAAAAAATGACGAGCGCCATTTGTGGCCAGAAATGTGTCGCGCAATTAGAGAGATTAAACCACGTTGGATTGTGGGTGAAAACGTTTACGGCCTTGTTAATTGGTCAGGCGGGCTGGTATTCAACGAGGTGCAGGCTGATTTGGAAAATGAGGGGTACGAGGTACAACCGTTTTTACTTCCAGCTGCGGCCGTTAATGCGCCGCACCGAAGAGACCGGGTTTGGTTTATTGCCCACGCCGTTAGCGAGTGTTATGGATCAGACAAATTTTCAAGCATACAATCAAAGAATGGAAAGGTTAAAAGCAAAAGGTCACAAGCCTTTCACAATGACACTAGACCAAATGGCATTACGGGGAATGCTGCCGACACCTTGTGCAACGGAAGCGACAAAGGCAGGAAAAGGGGACAGTCAAAATTCATTAACAAGGATGGCATTAAGAGGGGAATTTCTACAAACACCAAGAGCATCAGACAAGAATATGCATTGGAAAACAAAGAAATGGAAAGGAGACGATTTGGGTTCACAAATAAACGAAATGTTTGGGACTCGTTCCCATCTGTCTCCCCAATTTGTAATGGAAATGATGGGCTTTCCAGCGAATTGGACGGTATTACCTTTTCAAAATGGCGAAACGAAAGTATAAAAGCAGCTGGTAATGCAATAGTGCCGCAAGTTGCTTTACAAATTTTTAATGCTATTAATGAATACGAAAATCTTAACCTGGGGACAGAGGAAACTGAACACTAAATTTTATGGAACAAAAAAACAACAGCGGAACACTATTTCGCTACACAGGAAAAAAAGACGCAAAAGCTAGTTCGCCTGATTACAGGGGTACTGCAACAATTAATGGCAAAAAATTGTCTATGGCCGCCTGGGTAAATAAAAGTAAAGCTGGCCAGAATTATTTGAG